GAATGTTGTTTGATTCGTGGAATGTCGACGATTGGTCGCGTTTTGACAATTATATGATTTTTAACTTGCAAAAGTATTTCGCGAATGGATTGATGAAAACAACCAGCATCAACGCGGATGCAAAACGCTTCATTCAATCGACTTGCAAGGATTTCTTTGAATTCACCCGCGAAGGCAACATTCCGTTGGACGTGTACAATTACAACCAAGCGAAATTGCAAGATTTCCAAAGCGAAACGAATTCCTTTAAAGATTTGTCCACACAAAAATTTAAAAAATGGGTTCGGGAATTTGCTATTTTTAAAGGATATAAATACACCGAGGGACACAATCATTCCGGGCGTTATTTTATCTTGACGAACGATTCACCGAGTAATAATTAAAATTAATAATACATGAAAAGACCTATTATTTTAGCCACTTTAACAATGATTGCGGTTTGGTGGGGCGCCATTTATTGGTTTGGTTGGTGGGGTGCGGTTGGATGTTTGACTTTTGGAATAATTACAACACTATTAATCGAATGGAAAAGATAAACAAACAACGTCTTGACGCGCTTAAATTAGCGCATGACGTCGAACGATACCCGTCAATCCCGCCAGCTTACCACGTTAAAACGAAATGGGACGACAAGACAGCAAACGGGTTGACAAAGGCGATTTGTTCGTTCATTCAATACAATGGATACCAAGCGGAACGAATCAACACAATGGGGGTCGCAAGGGAAAAACGAACAACGGGCGGAAAACTAATTGGTGTGACGTGGACGAAAGGAACAACAACCAAAGGTAGTGCGGACATTTCCGCAACCATTCGAGGACGTTCGGTGAAAATCGAGGTCAAAATTGGCAAAGACCGACAAAGCGAAGCACAAAAAAAATATCAAGAGGACATCGAACGCGCTGGGGGTGTTTACCTAATTGCGCGCGATTTCGATTCGTTTGTTGAATGGTTTGATTCTTTTGCAAATGATTGAAATTGAAATAAGCCAATACCAACGCGACCGCGCGCAAATCTTGTTTGATTTTGGAATCTTGAATAATTCCATTCGCGAAGGTGACGGAAAATTGACCGGGGCGCTGGGTGAAATCGTGGTGTTTGATTACTATTCCAGTAAAGGACGAAAGGTTGTTCATGCTCAAGAATTTAATTACGACCTTTTGATTGAAGGATTCAAAGTAGAGGTCAAAACATTAGCGAGGAATGGAATTCCAAAGCTGGAAAACAATTGTCATTTGTCGAATCATAATTCAAAACAACGTTGTGAATATTTTATTTTTGTGGATGTTTTGAATGATTATTCCCGCGCATGGATAAAGGGAGGGATTTCACGACAACGATTTGATGAAATTAAAGTTTTCAAGAAAAAAGGCGAATTTGATGGACCGTTTTTTCAATTCAAATCGGACACTTGGATAATTACAAACAAAGATTTGTTAACAATTTGATGTTGTCATGTTGCACGAATGAAAATTATTTTTATCTTTGGTGAAATTTAAAACTGTTAATTATGGCGACAACAAGAAAAACGACCGAAGCGGTCACAACGGAACAACCGAAAGGTTTATTCCACAAATTGCATTCAGCAAAACAACACATTGGTAAAGTTTCAAAGAATGCGACGAATCCCCATTTCAAAAAGAATTACGCGGATATTAACGCGTTACTGGAAACGGTTGAACCGATTCTTTTATCGTATGATTTGATTCTTTTGCAACCAGTCAAAGGGAACACGGTGTTCACGATTATTGTTGACATCGAAACGGGCGAATCAACCGAATCATTTATGGACATTCCGTTGAACATAACCGATCCACAAAAAACGTTGGCTTGCATTACTTATTTTCGACGGGGAACGTTGCAATCTTTATTGTCATTGCAAGCAATCGACGACGACGGGAACGAGGCAAGTAAACCCACGACAAAACCAACCATTGACGACGAACGCTTTCAAAACGCAAAAAAAGCCATTGCGGACGGAAAATTCACCGTTGAGAAATTGAAAGGAACCTATTCACTAACAACGGAACAAATCAACCAATTATAAAATGAACGCAAAAGAGCGCGCGCAATACCTTTTCGATTTGTTTAATGTTGTCGAATATAGCGACAAGGTAAAAACAAAGATAACGCGTAAAGCGTGCGCGCTTATTTTGGTGCATGAGGTCTTGAAAGACCTTGATCCAAAGTCGCGGGATTTTTTATACTGGATGAATGTTAAAATAAATTTACTTGAATTATGAAATGGCGCGCTTCACAAATCGGAAAGCTCATGACAACGTCCCGAACCAAGGGGGACGCGTTGTCGCAAACGGCGAAATCGTATATTGAGCAACTGGCAAAGGAACATTTTTATGGTTACGAATCCCCAATTGTCAATCGATACCTTGACAAGGGAATTAATCAAGAACTGGAATCCATTCAATTGTTGAATTCGGTTCGATTTGAGAATTTCGAAAAGAACACCCAACGAATTGAAAACGAATGGTTGACGGGTGAATGTGACATCATTACGAATGAAAAAATCATTGACATCAAAACATCGTGGTCGTTGGACACGTTCCCGGAATTACCGGAGGACATCGATTCAAAGGAATACGAATGGCAAGGTCGCGCCTACATGATGTTGTACGAAAAGCACGAATTCGAATTGATTTATTGCATGGTGTCAACGTGGGACGAATTTTTAACGCAATACGACGACAAAACCATTCACAAAGTCGACCATATCGACCCTCGTTTTCGAATTACGTCGGTAACGTTTGAACGTGACTTTGAACTTGAAAATCAAATGATTGAACGTTGCAAGATTGCGACGGAATATTACAATGAACGAATTAATAAACTAAAAAAGAAATGAAACAAACCGCATTGAACTATTTAATTGAAAAACTTGAATTGCAAGTCATGGCGAACCACATTCCGTGGGTTGGTGAAATAATTCAAGACGCGAAAAAAATGGAACTTGAACAAATCGCCAGCGCTTACGATTCCGGGGAATGGAATCAAGGGGTGAACGGTGACGCGAACGAATACATTGAAAAGACATTCGGACATGAAAGCAACGATTGAGTTCAATTTACCCGACGATCAACACGAATTCGAATTGATGAATGATGCGGGCAAAATGTTTTGTGCGTTGATTGAAATCGAACGGATGTTGAGGCGTTGGTATAAATACGAAACATTGAATCAAAGTCAATACGACATTGTTGAAAAAATACGCGATGAATTCAATGACATTATAATACAAAACCAAATAAATATAAATAAATGAACGAAGAAAAAGGAACGGTTGTCCAAGTGACGCCATTGCAAAACATTTCGGATAAATTCCGAAAACAAGAATTCACAATCAAGACGTGGACGGAATACCCGCAATTTGTGACATTCCAAGCCGTGAACGATAAATGCGACCTTGTCCGCAATTTGAATCCGGGCGATGACGTTGAGGTCAAATACAATTTGCGAGGGCGCGAATGGATTTCCCCGGAAAACGTGACAAAGTATTTCAACACGGTCGAAGCGTGGTCCATTAAACTAATCGGAAAACCAGTACAAGAAACACCAACCGACAATGAAAACAATGACGATTTACCTTTCTAACGATTCAAATGTTGTGGACTGGATGCGCAAAATGACAACGTCGCGACTTGACAAGCGTTATAAAATGACACACCTTGCCGAAGATATGAAAGTAAATTATTCGATGTTGTATCGATTTATGAACGGAAAACCCGTCGGTCAAGAATTTTTTATCTCTTGGTTTAAATATTTTGTAAATTAGTCCATGAAATTTTGGGAACATGACGCCTATCAAATCGCTCGAAAAATCACGTCGAATCATGAACTTGCGGGTGATTTGGTTGGTCATGTTTTTGTTCTCATGCACCGGTTTAACTTTAATGATGCCGACATTCCCGCTATATTTTCACGATTCGCGTGGAATCAATGGACGTGGAAAAGGTCGGAATTTTGGCGGTTATATAGGTCGGACGGTGACGCGATCAACGATGTTGTTGACGTCAACGAATCGCCATCCGAAAACAAGTTTAGCGAAAAACTTGCAGAATTTTTGGAACAAAGCGGTTCAACGGATCAAGAAAATTTCATCAAGGAAATAACGAAAATGCATCTTTGCGGAATGACATTCAGAGAAATAAAAGAATTGACCGGTATTTCGCTTGACACAATTCACAAAACAATAAAACAATTTAAAAATGATTTACACGATTATTGCGATCGCGATTGCGCGGGCGTTCATGACATTTAACATCCCGGACATCAAACCTTTCAATTGTCAATCATGTTTGGCATTTTGGACGGCGATTTGTCTATTCGCATTCATTGACATTACGTTGATGCCATACGCGTTTATTAGTTATTTACTTTCCGATTTATTGTTGATTTATGAACATAAGTAATTCACTACGAATCCAGCTTGAAAATTTCGGGCGAAATCGTTACGCGCATTTGGACGACACCTTGAAAACGGAACTTGCTATGCATTACAAAGCGCTCGGATTCGGTAAACTAAACAAGTCGTGCAACACTTGTGTTCGTATCGCAATGGACAAACTAAACGAAAACAAGGACAAAATTCGTCCCGTCGTGCGACAAGAAAACAACGAACGTCACATGAACGAACAACCTCCACGTTTACATTTCGTTGGCACGAAACAAAAGACATTCGCCGAATTGCGACGCGAGGCGATCGAACTTGGATTCAAAGCAACACGAACGACAACGCGTCAAGACCTTGAACAATTCCTAAACAATGGTTGACATTCACCCGACATCCGTAATTTATCCCGGTGTGACCATTGGTAAAAACGTCACAATCGGTCCCTTTTGCATAATCGGAGCGCCAGCGGAATCGAAACGTCACGAGGGACAACTGGGGTTTGGCGTTGTCATTGGTAACGATGTCACGATTCACGGTCACGCAACAATTGACGCCGGGTGTGAACGTCCGACAATAATTGACGACGGCGCCTACATTATGAAAACCGTCCACGTCGGACACGACGCAATAATTCATAAAAACGTCACGATTTCCCCGCACGTTGTGGTTGGCGGGTTCGTTGAAATCCACGAACAAACAAACATCGGAATGAATGCAACGATTCACCAGCGCGTTACGATTCCTTCAAAGTGTATGGTCGGAATGTCCGCGGTCATTACAAAGAAAACACCGACCGAACCCAACACCGTTTTAGTCGGGAATCCAGCACGAACAATTCGAAGCAACAACAAATGAAAATAATTACCGTTTCCGCAATGCACGGGCGACACAACACCGTTGCCGAATGCATCGAGCGAATGCCGTTCATTGACAAGGTTTACATTTATTCAACCGACGACGACGGCGCGTTCCTCGAAACACAAGATATTTTCGCGATGGCTAAATATCGCAATTCCCCGTTGTCGTACAAATGGAACATGGCGATTCGAACGCTCGAACAAATCGATTTCGATGCGGTTGTTTTGCTGGGTTCGGACGATTACATTGATCAACCTTTCGTGGATTACGTCAAGCGAACAATTCCAAATTACGACATGATTGGTTTTAAAGACATTTATTTTCAGCACGAAGGCGGGTTGTATTATTGGTCGGGTTACGACAACAACCGACGGGGTGAACCATGCGGGGCGGGAAAAGTTTATTCAAGGCGATTTCTTGAATGCTTGAACTGGAATCTTTTTGACGTTGCAAGGGATCGCGGACTTGATAAAATTTCATGGCAAAGGGTGAACCAAGCAAAAGCAAACATTCACGTCACGACGCTAAAACAAAACGGATTAATGTTGGTCG